TCTGTAATATCGAGTTTAATAACTCTAGAATACAAATGGGTCTTGTGTCGGCCCTAATTGTTGACAGTTGCTATGGTGTACAAAGGTGGTACACCCATCAACCAAGAGAAGGAGAAATCTTCCCCGATTGAATAAAAATTATCAACTGTGTAAATTGTACTTGTGGCTGCAGCTTTTGGTGAATAAGCTGCAGATACCATCAAGTTTTGAGGTCTATAGATTCTTCCGTCTATAAATATCTCTTTTGAGGTTTTATTCGCTGCTACATGAAATTTGGTTGGCATGTAATCAGGAATCTCGACTTCAACATCATTAAATACTTGCATATTATATAATGCTGCTCCTGAATTGGTATTACCATAAACTAAAGTCATATAATTAACATCTCTAGGTACGGTTGTTGATGCAGGAAACAAAATAGGATTTTCGTCTATTTCAGAGGCAGGGGCTGCTTCTCTTCTAACTATTAAGTTTCCTGATCCTTCTTTATGAGAACGATTAGATATATGCCATCTCATAGATCCTCTTCTGGTTGTAAAACAAGGACCTAAAATAGCAAAGAAGCTAGTTTCAGGCTTAAAACCAATAGCAGAAGGTGTCCACTCAGCCTGAGGCAAAGGAGTATTAAGTCCTGTATAGCCACCTAAATAGGGATATAAGGGAAGTCTATACATAAAGAGACTAGTTGTCAGAGACATGGTGTTAGAAGCAGTTCTATAATAGGTTGGTCTCTTCATTAATTGTCTTACGGAAAGTATTTGTTCTCCAAAATACATTGAGTCAGCGTCTGTACCAACAGACGTATCATTAAATGTTTGGATTATATCACAACATTCCATAGGATCATTAACTTCAGATGTAGCAGATTGCGGAATGATCATATACTGAGTATCATCTGACTCGGCAAGAATAGTGGATGAATAAGACATCTTACTAAACCAAGTCTCTGTAGAAGGATCTCGTAATTTAAAATCATCGGCAGCGGACAGCCAAACAGAAATATTGACATCAGTAGCAGCTGGAGCTACTAATTCATTAAGTACCGTAAATCTGAGAGAACCGTTACAACTTTTGAGAAGAGCAAATGATGAAGTGTCTTGAGTTGTAGGGATAATGTTTGTCGACTTATATGCTACATTTTGACACCAAGGTACCTCCATTACAAAGTCAGTAACTTCAGAAATGTCAACAATTTTAGAATATAGTACATTAGTATAATCAGTAAGATCACCTGGTAAAGAAGGATCTCTGGTGGGATGATAAGTAATTAGTAATCTACCACGGTGGAAGGTAGAACTAACTATTTGGATCCTATATTTTAGAGTTCCACGCCACCAATTAAAACCTAAGGATACAAGTCCTAAGATATTAAAATAATAAGCTGGAAAGCTGTTGGCCCAAGGTGTACAGGGCGTAACAGGCATCTCGAAAATCAAATCACCCTGAGATGATTCGTAAGTCCAAGTCTCAGATCGAGTTAAATTTTCTCTAGAGCATAAATAAGCCAATGATAATTCATCAGTATCTACATTTCTGGAGGTAGGTGCGGAACCTATAGATAACTCCTGTTTAGGATCTACTGTTAGTTTATTACCATTAAATCTTCCGTCAGGTATACCAAATTTGTCATAAAATCTAGGTGTCATTAGGTTAGACAGTTCTAGATTTACTGGCTTCGATAGACCAAACAAGCTAGCAGAATGCGCAGTGGCATTAGCCATAATTTGAGTGGCTCTAGCAAAAGGTGATATTACTGGAATACTAGTTAGATACGATGCTGCAACAGCAAGTGCTGAAGCTGGAGCAGATATAGGTCCATCTGCTATATACTCATCCGCAGTATCATCTGATTGAAATTCTATTCTCGTGGTTGTTGGAATTCGAATATCAACATCTTCAAACCAAGCGTAGATAGATATGGTTACAGGTACTACACTCCCTGCTACAGGCTCATTAGCTTGTCGCAAAGGCGAGTATACGTGAAAACCTAATTCTCCTAAGTTTGCGTATTGAAGTGATAAGTATTGGTTCCCTGCAATCTGCATATAGTCCGTAAACCAGCAGAAAGGCAGGATCATCTCTGGTGTTTGAGATGAGTTGGGATCTAAAATTATATGAGGCAAACTACTTTTATTAAGGTAGTTGCCCGAACCTAATATCTTTATTTCTTTTGTACCGGCCAAAGGTTCATACAAAGCTAACATTCTACCATAATGAAATTGATTTCCATTAATTAAGAATTTTAAATGTAAATTGGCTTTAAAAAGACTAAAATTATCCATTTTCTCCTTAACAAAATTGTTAGAGGCTAGTAGAAGCCATGGATTGATAGGATTTATAGACCCGGTTTGAGTCCCATTCCATTCAAATTCGTGAATTTTCTGAGGTCTACTAAGAAACTTCCCTAAAGAAGTATCAGTAGATTTCATTCCAGTCACAGAATCTGTATTAAGAATGGGGTCTGCGCACAAGTGACCTGGTGTTTGATCACTAAATACGACTGTTTGTTGTGTTATGTCATTAGATGACACTTTTGAAATTGATTGAGCAAGTCGTTTGTACGACATATCAGCGACTCAACTGATATGAATTCGTATGTTATTTATAGCTCCAAGGGCAGCACGTCACTATCAGAACATAGTTAGAAAACTGATAATTAGTAAACGCGATCACACCCAGGGACCTTCATTATGTTGTATAACCGGAGTAGTAGGCTTATGCCGGCGGGCCGAAGCCCTAAAGTTGCTCCTCTAAGACAGGAGCTGTCTCAGAGGACCTCACAATCATCTCATCATAAGTGAGTAATTGGAGGCGCGGGGTAATATCAAAAGATAGAATTTTACATCTGATTCTATCATACTCTTCTCTACCCCAGTCGAAAGAGTTGTCTAAAGCACCAAGGATACCCTCAATGCTTTGTTCTTCTTTGGTGATCGATTTCGATTCAGCAAAGACATCTGCCTTTAGCCTGGATTTTAAAGCCAAAGGTGCTCGATACTTGTTCAATTCATCATCCCAAACCCAAGTTCTGCATAGATAAGATAATTTATCCGGTTCTATCCAGCGGGTTGGTTCTGCGTCTTTATCTGACATAGTATATGATATTCCTATCACCTGAAGTGCTAGGGCAATATTTATGTGATTAAAGAACTCTGCATTCGGGGCAGCTCCGTGACAGCTGTCATCTCCGAATGTTGTTAAATGAACGTATCCTTTGAAATTTTCTAACATACCCTTGGCTATATCAGCTGTTTTCTTCTCAATGGCTAATAAAATATAATAGAATGCGTATCTCATCAAGATTCTAGTAATTATACTATTTATAATAACAGTCATAGGGTGTCCAGACATATTACCTCTAAATACAAAATAACAATCTCCATTCGCCATAACTATAGGTTGTACTAATTCCATTAGTATACCAGTAGCTATTTCGAACTCATCGCTGTTATAATTACCTGAAAGATCAAATATCGCCAACATATATCTAATAGCAGCCATTAATACAACTGGTGGTATGATACTATCAAATCCGTAAACATCTCCCTCAGTAACCTTCCATGGTTGTTGGGGTTCTGAAGTGAAATCTTGAGATCCTCTAAGGAAATAAAATAATCTAGTCCACTCTTCTGATCTTACATTCATGCCTACAGCACACTCAAAATGAAATCTATAAGTTTGATAAAGTTTAACAAAGGTTAAGAAAAACTTTCTCATAACTACACAATAGGTTATAGGACTCGCGTAGAAAACGCGTGTTCTACCATTAACCCATTTAGATAATTTAAGAGGTTCTACTTTATAGTGAGCCATAAATATAGGATGATTCAGCAAACCCTTCTTATAATTAGCTTCGTAACTCATAATTTCAAGTAGTAGTTCTCTCTTAGGTGTAGCATGGTGTGTTTCGGGATCTATAACAAAATGATCTGCTTTTAGACCTCTTAAAGGATACCCGTCTGAGGTATTCATCTTTAATCGATCCATATACAATTCTCCAGGAA